TGAAATAGGAACATCTATTCACGCAGAACATAATCAAAGCACGTGGAAAGTGTTAGAAGACTTTGATACAGTTATTAAAAGGATAAATGAATAATGATTAAATCAGAATATTTTGCATCGCCAGTTTATATAGAAGAAAAACCTGAATGGGTAGAAAATTTAGATAAACTCTCCGATCCATATATTAAACGAGCAAGAGATGATCAGAAAGAAAATAATAAGAAAAGATTAGAACACGGTTATAAAAATGATATTGGTATGACATATCATAGTCACCCTTTAGAACCTGATGAAAATTTTAGATTTTTCCACGATCACGTTGCTCAAAAATCTCGTTGGTGTTTAGATGATATGGGTTATGATATGAGTCATTATAGTTTAGTTTATACAGAAAGTTGGGTACAAGAGTTTTCATTTAACGGCGCTGGTCACCATTGGTTTCATACTCACGGTAATAATCATATATCTGGTTTTTTCTTTTTAAAGGCGAGTGAGAAGACCTCAAGACCATTTTTTCAGGATCCACGAACAGCACACGTACCACTTAAATTAAAAGAAAAAGAACCTACTAAAATATCTAACGCAAATGATATAGTCAACTTTAATGTTAAACCAGGCACTCTTATGTTGTTTCCAGCGTATATGTCACACGCTTATATGGTCGATCACGGTATTGAACCCTTTAGATTTATACACATTAATATAAGAGCAGTAGAAAAAGACATTTTATCATCTTTTAATATGAACTCATCAAATTTTTCTAATAAATAGTAGAAAGGAATATTATGGCAGATAATCAACAACCACAAGACATTGTAACAATTGACGGTAAAGAATACGAATTAAGTAAATTACCATTAGAAGTAAGAAATACAATTGTTGCTAGACAAGAAATACAAAGGTCTAAAATTAGACATGACATTGAACTTGAAAAAATTGAAGTATTAACAAATTACTACAACGAAAAGATTAAAAAAGGTTTAGAAGAAGTCAATGGCAGCGATAGCAAATCTAAGGATTGATCAGGGCGCAACTTTTACATCTGACGTAACTGTTACAGATTCAAGCGGTGATGCGTTTGACTTAACTGGTTACACAGCGTCAGCAAAAATGGCAAAAGGATACGCTTCTACAAGAACAAGAACATCTATTACTACAACAATTAACAGTGATCCCACAACTGGTATAATTCAATTATCATTAACAGCAGATCAAACAAATACACTTGACGCACCCGCTAGATACGTCTATGATGTAGAAATTACACAAACTTCTGATAGTACAATAACAAGAGTGATTGAGGGTATAATTACAGTAAGTCCTTCTGTAACTAATTAAATTCTTTAGTATAGTTTTATTATAAATATTACAAAAAAGAGAGATAATATCTATGGTAAAAGCCGTAATCAATAGTACAGGTGGCGTAACTGCTAAAATCAATAGCGTAACTTCATCTGGACCTCAAAAAGTTAGTGTTACTAATCCAACAGCTCAAGTTAATGTTGATGGTGTTAGACAATTTAGAAACTTAACTGATGTAAACGCTTCTTCGCTTACTGACGGCGCATTGATTCAATATGATGCAAGTACAGACAAATTTACAACAAGAAACGAATTAGAAACTACTACAGGAACGATAACGTTCAATGGTGGAAACTTTTAGGGGAATTAACAAATGGCAACAATAATTCAGATAAAACGAAGTACAGGAACTTCGGCACCCTCATCACTTAAACTTGGAGAACTAGCCTATACTTATGGTACAGGTACACAAGGTAATCTAGGTGATAGACTTTTCGTAGGAGAAGGAGGAGTAGATGGTGATGGTAACGCCAATAACGTTACAGTTATAGGTGGGCAATATTTTACAGATCAATTAGATCACGCACAAGGTACATTAACAGCAAGTTCAGCTTTATTAGTAGATAGTAATAAAGCAATTGATGAAATCTTTATTGGTAATTCATCAACAGTTGGTGGTACTTTAAAATTAAACGAAGGTACTAATAACGGAACAAACTTTATAGGACTTAAAGCTCCTAACGCCGTAACAACAACTACCACTTTCACGTTGCCAGATGGTGATGGTTCAAACGGCCAAGTTTTAAGTACAGATGGCTCTGGTAATTTATCTTTTGCCACAGTTAATAGTACATTTACTTTATCTGCTGATAGTGGAACAAATGATTCATTTTCAACAGGTGGTACATTAACATTTACTGGTGGTGAAGGAATTGACACTACAGTATCTGATGATACTATCACAATCGCTGCTGAAGATGCATCTGACACTAACAAAGGTATCGCTTCATTTGACGCTACTGACTTTACAGTATCTTCTGGTGATGTAACTTTAAATGCTGAAAGAATACAAGATATCGCTGGTGCGATGTTTGGTTCTAACACTGAAACATTAATTACAGCGACTTACCAAGACGCTGATGGTACAATAGATTTAGTTGTAGATAATGACTTATCAAACTATGATAACACTACATCAGCTTTCATTACAGCTTCATCTACTGATACTTTAACTAATAAAACTTTTGACGCAAATGGTACAGGTAACTCAATATCAAATATTGAAGTTGCTGATTTAGCGTCAGGTGTATTAGATACAAATTTAAGTTCTGTATCAGGAAGTGACGACACTCTTGCTTCTGCGAAAGCGATTAAAGCATATGTAGATGCTCAAAATGCTAATCAGATGACAACTTTTACTATCTCTGATGATAGTTCAACAACGTCAACAATTACACAATCTGATACACTACAATTTTTAGGTGGAACAGGTATTGGTTCAACAGTATCTGGTGATACAGTAACTTTTGCGATTGATAACACAGTTGCAACATTAACAGGCACACAAACACTTACAAATAAAACATTAACATCACCTGTTATCGGTGGTACTACAACAACTGCTTCTGGCAATCTTGTTTTAGAACCAGCAACAAATATTGTTGAGATCAAAGGTGATGGTTCATCAGTAGTTGGTCAATTACAATTAAATTGTCACGTCAATTCACACGGACAAGTAATTGCATCACAACCACATTCTGCTAGTGCCACAAACACATTAACACTACCAGGTGGTTCTACAATTGGTAATGATGATGCAACTTTAGTATCTGATACTGGTACTCAAACATTAACTAACAAAACAATTAATACTGCTTCTAACACAATTACAGTTGTTGAGGCAGACATTTCTGACTTACAATCTTATATACTTGCTAATAGTACAGATACTTTACAAAACAAAACAATCAATAGTGATAGTAACACAATCACATTAGATTTATCTGAAGGTACTTTAACTGGTACAACTGCTGAATTTAATAGTGCACTATCAGATGGTTCTTTCGCAACATTAGCGGGAACTGAAACATTATCTAATAAAACACTTACAGCACCTAAATTTGCTGATGGTGGTTTTATTGCTGATAGTAATGGTAATGAGCAGATTGTATTTAACACAACTGCTTCTGCTGTTAACTACCTAGATGTAACTAACGCAGCAACAGGAAACGGTATTACATTAGCATCTGCTGGTACTGATACAAATATTGACTTTGTAATTAGTCCAAAAGGTTCTGGTACAGTTAGTGTTGACTCAAGTAGAATTACTAACGTAACTGATCCATCAGGTGACCAAGACGCTGCTACAAAAGCATACGTTGATAGTGTTGCAAATGGTTTAGATGTAAAAGATTCAGTAAGATACGCTTCAACAGCGAACATTGCTGGTACTTACGATAATGGCGCTGGAACAATTACTGCAGGTTCAAATGGTGCTTTATCAATTGATGGTCAAACTCCATCTCAAGGTGATAGAGTATTATTAAAAGATCAATCAAGTGCTGTTCAAAACGGTATTTATACAGTTACAACTGTTGGTGATGGTTCAACTGCATATGTATTAACAAGAGGTCCAGACGCAGATACTGCAGCTGAATTAACTGGTGGTACATTCTTCTTTGTTGAAGAAGGTTCAGCAAATGCCGATAACGGTTATGTTGCAACTCATAATGGAACACCAACTTTAGGATCAACAGATATTACCTTTTCTCAGTTCTCTGGTGCAGGTCAAATCTCTGCTGGTGATGCGTTAACAAAAACTGGTAATCAGTTAGATGTTGCTGTAGATGATAGCACAATAGAAATATCAAGTGACGCTTTACAAGTTAAAGCTTCAGGTATTGGTGCGAATGAGTTAGCGTCTAACGCAGTTGAAACAGCAAAAATTAATAACAACGCTGTTACAGTTGCGAAGTTAGCGACAACTTTAGATTTATCATCTAACACAATTACATTACCAAGTACATTTGTTACTACAACTGGTACACAAACTTTAACAAACAAAACTATTAATGCATCTCAATTAGTAGATGGTTCAGTTTCAAATGCGAAACTTGCTAATAGTTCATTATCATTTACTGACGAAAGTTCAACTGCTGGTTCAGTAAGTCTTGGAGGTACATTAGAGTTTTTAACAGGAGAAGGTATTAATACAACAGCTTCTGGTAGTACAATTACTATCGCCGCTGAATTAGCAACTTCATCAAACGCTGGTGTTGCAACATTTAATACTGATAACTTTACAGTTAGTTCAGGTGATGTTACAGTGACTACAATTGATGGTGGAACATTTTAATTATTAATTGAGGAGATTAATAAGTGTCAACAGTTATTAAGTTAAAAAGAAGTACGACAGCTTCTGCCGTACCTACTACAAGTGATTTAGCAGACGGCGAAGTTGCTGTCAACATTACAGATAAAAAAGTTTTTATGAGAAGTGGTGGTAGTATTGTTACTATCGCTAATTTTAATGATGGTTCAAGTGTTGACTTATCAGCAGTTGATAGTGATATTACACCAGATGTTACAGAAACATATGATTTAGGTTCACCTACAAAAAGATGGAATGAATTATATTTGGCTGGTTCAACAATTAATCTAGGTGGTTCAACTATATCATCTGACGGAACAGGTCAAATTACAATATCAGCGACAGGTGCAACATTACCACTAAATTCAAATGTTGAAGTTTCTTCTGGAGTAAATAAAGAAATTGCCCTTACAGGAGCAACAGGAGATCCTGTTAGAGCAGTTCCATTTTTTAGTAAATCAGGTGGACTAAATACAGCTAATACAAGATTAGATTTTAAAGCAGACCCAGATGCTGTTGTGGCAAGTTTTACATTAGCAAATGGATCAACATTAGGAGCAGCAGCAGGAAATACTTTATTTTTCTTTTAAGGAATTAATATGACAGCAAAAACACCAATAAGAACAGTCTTTAATGATAGTAATGTAGCCACAGGTCTTGCTGAGTTTCAAACAGGTGAATTTATCGCTGTTGAACACGGTGGTACAGGTGCAGTAACACACACTAGTAATGCAATACTTTTAGGTAATGGAACAAGTGCTATTCAAGGTTCAGCAATCGGTATATCTGGTACAACTCTTTCATCTACAGATTCTACTTTAATTACAATTGATGAAGGATTAACAGTAACAGGTAATACAACAATTACAGGAAACTTAACTGTAAATGGTACAACAACAACTGTAAATTCATCAACAATAGAAGTAACTAATTCATTTACTTTTGAAGGTTCTACAGCAGATGCATTTGAAACAACATTAGGTGTTGTTGATCCTACTGCAGATAGAACAATCAATTTACCAAACGCATCAGGTACATTAGTATTACAAGATACAACAGATACTTTAACTAATAAAACAATTAGTGGTTCATCAAATACTTTATCAAACATCGCAAATTCTAGTTTAACTAATTCAGATGTTACAGTTGGATCAACATCAATTAGTTTAGGCGCTACAGCCACAACAATAGCAGGACTAACAAGTTTAACGGCTACAACATTAACAGACGGTACCGCTTCAATTTCAAGTGGTTCTATTTCAAGTGCCGTAAATGGTACGTTTTCTGGTACAGTCGAAGCTGCTACATTAACAGAAAATAGTGTATCGGTAGCGACTAAACCATTCGCTATCGCACAAGCTGTTGCACTTGGTTAATATCTACTATTCTTATAAATAGTAGAAAATAGAGGGATAGTATGGCAACACCATCAAGTAGAGAAGAATTAAAACAATACGCTTTAAGAGCACTTGGAAAACCA